AGCGCTGAACCACGGTGCCTACTCGGATCGCGGTGGCCTGAACAGCAAGCCGACCGACATCGTCAACGAGAAAATCCCAGGCATGGGCTGGGTGATCCATGAAGAAATCGCAATCTCGGTTGCCAACAGCCGCTCGGTCGCCAAAGGCGTTCGCGTCTAAGTGAGAGGGTGCCTTCGCGGGCACCTCTTACACAACATCACAAGGAGCATCAAGATGAAGCAATACAACAAATCTCTGGACTTCATAACCCTGGCGATGGCGACGGCGCGCAAAGGCAACATGAAGTTGGCCGCCCGTCTGTTTGCCAGTGCAGTGAAAGAGCCGGACGCGAAACGTGCCATCGGCATTCTGGAAGCATCCAACAAGCAGGCGTACCAAGCTATCACGGCGGCTCGCAAGCCAGTCGTCGCTGCTGAGGACGACATGGACTACGGTGACGAAAGCGACATCGAAGACCTGGTCGGTGACGGCGGCGAAGAGGAAGAAGAAGGAGAGCAGATGGAAGTCGAGTCGGCCGAAGAAGAGGACGACGAAGAAGACGACTTCGACGACGAAGCTTTCGCCAGCGTGCTGGCTTCGATGGTTCAGGTCAAAGCAAAACCTGCAGCAAAGAAACGTAAGTAAGACCAAGGAGCCGGCCACGCAATATAACGCTGGCCGGCTCTTTTCACATTGAGGCCCAATATGGATATTCAACCTATTGAGGAATTTGTATTCAAAGGTCTGGTGCAAAGAGCTTCACAAGTCTTCGGCTGCCGAGTAATACTCGTTACTGCCAACGATAAGCAAGCAGCGTTGGCTAAAACATTCAATGGTCAACCAGTAGAGTATCCCTATCTGTTCATATCACCTGGCAGTTTGTCCAACAATCCCGAAAGCTATGCTACGAATTTTCTGGCACGCAAAGGTTTGATGACGACGGTGGGTGATAAGCAAGGTATGGTGGTCAAGTTGATGCCCGCTAACTTCGAGACAGAATTCGAGTTTGTGACCAACAAGTTTATGGCCGTTGAGCAAGGGTCAGTGCTGTCCTACGCCAAGCGCTGGCTGTTCGCCCGCCGCGCTGGATGGCTTAAATTTAATGTTGAGTATGGACGCTTACGCCTGCCCATATCATTGACTCTAGCAGAGTCAGTTCCCACGCCGCCAATGGAGAACAAAACCGAGAATGAGTCAGCCTACAAGATCGTTAGCACATGCACGGTCCATGGCTGGATATCCGAGGCTACTCTGCAAACACAAGGTGTGGTCAACACAATCGAGCTTCAGACCTCAATAGCAGGCGTAGGTGCCCAATTCTTTCCCTTCAACTAAGGAGCTGTTATGAAGAAAGTCATAAACCTGACGCGGGTTACGCAGCAGGTCGACGTGCGCCACGCGGATGGTAAGCTTGATCGCGTACAGATCATGCCGCGTGGCCGCACTACACTACGAGAAGGCATGGTAGTCGATCCACGGTGGGAACAGAAGAATCCCAACGTCATCAAATCTGAGGAGGTCTAAATGGCGATTCTTCAACAACAAGGGTCCGACGTTCGGATTCAGGAGATCAATCTCAGTCAAGTAATCACATCGGCGTCTTCGTCGGTTGCTTGCCAGGTGGTGGTCTCCAATCAAGGTTCACCAGACCCCAAATACTTCACCAACTCGGATGACTACCTCAACGAGTATGGTAATCCTAACGCACAGATATCGTTTGACGTCTACTGCGGTCTGGACTTCTTCAAAGAAGGTAACGCTATGTGGGCGCGCCGTGCAGTGCATTCCGATGCGCTGTACGCTGGTGTTGTTCTCTACAGTGATGGCACGGAAAGCGCTTTGAATTCGGCTCCGGTCGGTATTCCGAATCCGCTGCTGCCGAACTGGGGTGTTCTGATGCCGAACACTGCGGATACTCCAATCGCATTGTTCTATCCGATCCATGGTCAAGGCTCATACGCCAAGTCCATTGCGGTAGAGATCGTATCCAACAACGTTGATACGCCGACGAACCCGTTAGCAGTATCGGCTACCACTGGCGGTGTGCTGCCTCCAGCGACTTATCAGTATCAGGTTGCAGCTCTGGGTCAAAATGGTGAGACTCTTGCCACTGCGCCAGTTGTTGTCGTCATTGCTGGTGTCTCGGTCACGAATTCGATCACCATTTCGTGGGACTTGGTACCTTTGGCTATCGGCTACGTTGTATATGGCCGCGACTCGGTTACTGTTGGCGAGTTGATGACTGTCGGTCAAGGCGTGTTGTCGTTCATCGATACCGGTGCTATCACCCCAGATACTACTCATACGCCGATCACCAGCCCAGCCGATCTGCCGCCACGTAATCCGCAGTTCACGGTCAACGTGTATGACACTTCGCAGTCGTCTTACCAGCCAGTCGAATCGTTCTTGTGCACCTTGGACGACGGTATCGATTCGACCGGTACGGCTACTGAACTGGAAGAACGTATCAACCCGTTCTCGAACTACGTGCAGGTTCTGAATAACACACCTGCTCTGTCGTCCACACCAACGATCAACAGTTCGGCTCCTAAGCTGATGACTGGTGGCGATAGCGGTACGGCGCCAACGTCGTTCGATGTAGCCGCTGCATACGGCATCTTTGCCAACAAACAACTGTACAAGATCAACACGCTCATCAATGGTGGTCATGCTGATCCAATCGTGCAGTTGGCGATGGACACCTTGGCTCAAGGTCGTGGTGATACGGTCGCGATGCTGGATGTCCCATCCAATGCGCAGCAGTTCCAACAGGCAATCAACTATCGTAACCTGACGTTGAACCTGAACTCGACCTACAGTGGTCTGTTTAACCCAGACGTTCTGGAAGCAGACAACATCAATGGTAAGCAGCAGTATGTGCCGTTCTCTGGCTGGGCTGCTGCACTGTGCGCGCGGACCGATCGTGTAGCTAACCCAAGCTTCTCGATAGCAGGTCTGAACCGCGGTATCGTGGACGTACTGAAAACGCGGTACACCTTCGATGATCCACAATCGACGGCATTGTTCCAAGCACAAGTCAACTACACGCGGACCTTCATCGGTCAAGGCATCGCACTGTGGGAGCAGACCACGCTTGCAGCGCAACCGTCGGCACTGAGCTGGATTTCGGTACGTCGTATTGTCAACGTCATCAAGACCTCGCTGTATAGCTTCCTGCTCTACAGCTTGCAAGAACCAGATGATGAATTCACGGGCCGCCAGATCGTTGGCTCATGCTCGGCTTACCTGCAGTTGATTCAAAACGCCCGAGGCATCTCAAGCTTCAAGGTTGTAAGCGACAACTCCAACAACTCTGCGGCGCAACTGAACTCCGGTATCCGCGTGGTCACGGTTGTCATCGTGCCAGTGATTCCGATCCATGAGATTCAGTTGCAGATGGTGATCTCGAAACAAGGTGTGAGCTTCAATGAAGTTCTTCAGCAGGTCAACGGCCAGCCATCGTAACGGATAGGGCGTCTACATGAGCCCCTAAACAAGGAGTAGCAAATGACACGTACTTCATTGGCTGACGTATCGAGCCTACAAGACCCGGCGGTAAGCTGGAACTTCGACCTCTTCCTTCCCACTATCCCTGGTAGCTCAGACACGCGTGACTTGTCCATCAAGTGCATGACGACTGACATGCCAGGCTCCACCATCGAGCGTGTAGAGGTCCCGCTGCATGGTGTGAACTTGGTTTATGGCGGACGAAAGACCTACAGTCATTCGATTGCCACAACCTTCTTGGAGACCAGTGACTGGGCCACGCGAGAGAAATTCCGTCGCTGGCACCAGATGCGTGACTGGGTGAACAACAGTGGTATGCTGGCATCGGCGTACAAGGTCAACGCACAGGTTGTGGTCTACAACGACATACCAGCGGTAACGAAGACCTGCGCAGTAACTGGTTTGTGGCCAGACGTAATCAACGAGGTGGCGCTCGATGGTTCTGCTTCCAACTTGATTACCCTCGCCATCACGTTTGCTTTCGACTTCTGGGAGGACATCTAAGTAAATAGCTAGTGCTTCAAAATCTGTTTAGTGCGAAAAAAGGTTTAGCGGCCTCTGGTGTGCCACATCACACCTAGCATTAAACAGATCCTATTACCTATGTGGAGGACGTATGAACAACAAAGAATTCTACAATGCCCTCTTGGCATTGCGCGGGAAATATAAAGGTCGGTCTCTATGGGCACAATTGCTTAATGGTTTTCCGCAAGAGACGAAGCGACTAGAGAAGGTATTAGGTAAGCGATTCAGTTCGGAGGTTCTGTACAATTATCTCTTACCTAATGCACGAAAAACATGTATTACATGCAGTGCTGGTCCGTTGAAATTTATGACCTTCTATGACGGTTACCGAAGCTACTGTGGGCCAGCATGTTCTCACGGTACTGCTGAAGTAATTGAAAAACGAGTTGCAACCTGCAGGCAACGGCTTGGTGTTGATAATCCAAGTCAGAGTAAGAAGATCAAGCGCAAGAAAATTAAAACAAGCCGTAAGAATAATGGATGTGATTATCCCATGCAGAATAGCAGAGTGCAGGCGCTTGCGGTCACTACAAGACTAGAGAAGACTGGTTTTGAATACACCACGCAAACAAAGGATTTCCAGATAAAACGTAAGCGAACCTTAGTTGGAAAGTACGGCACTTCTTGTTTGGATGCAGTACCGGAAATCAAAGAGCGGAAACAAAATACCACAATGAAAAATTATGGTGTGCTTAATCCCTCCCAGTCACCGGAAGTACACGCAAGAAAATTGAGGACTGGCTACAGTACAAAGGTCGTTAAGATTGGCAAACGTATTTTTCATCTGCAAGGCTACGAACCGCAAGCGCTTATGTATTTGCTAAGTATAGGTGTAACACTAAATAACGTGGAGGTGCCTGAGGTCGGTATCCCATACGAATGTTCCAAAACAGGTAAAAGTAGAATATATTTTCCGGACTTCGTTCTGCATGGACCCAGATGGGACACTATGCTTGAAATTAAAAGTACATGGACTGCCTTGTTGAAGAATGAGAGTGTAAGCAGAAATATTCATGATAAGCATAAAGGTGTGGACCTAGTTGGTCATAAATTCTTACTTCTTATCATGAATAGCGATGGGACTTATCATCGTCACATGGAATATGACAAAGTACGAAATGATGAGCGGGACTTTCGCGAGAGTATCTTAGCATCCGAATTAAATCTACTAGTATAGAGGCGAAAAAGCCAGACATATCATGTCTGGCTTATTGGTTAGTGAATATTCAAATCCCTTGTATGGCAGTCACATTTTGGATCGTCACATTCCGCGTCACCGTCAGCGAATATAA